CTGCTGTTTGATCTGCGCGTCTGCCTGATCTTTCTGAGCCTTGCGCTGTACTTCCTGCTGTTTGATCTGCATCTCTTGCTGTTGTAGCTGGAACACAGGATCTTGCGCTTGTTGCTGCGCTTTTTTCTGTGCGGCTTCCTTCATATGTTGTTGTGTTAGTTGCGTACCCGCTGTGGCCACCAAACGAGATAACTCCACCTCGACTTCTGGGGGCAGCTCTTCGTTCGGTGGGGGCAGTGTTGCACCCAGTTTTTCTTCCATCTGCTTGCGGTAGCGGAACCCTAAATGCTCAGCGATATGTGCCTGAAGTGCCGCCATGATTTTTTTCGCTTGCGGGTTCTGGCCGATAAGCTCCATAACCTGTGGGTCTTGCATGAACGTAGTGTGGGCGGTGATATGCGCATCGTGATCCTGCGCCATAAACGCCTTCAGAGGTTTGCCCGTCAGCGAATCCATGTTTTCGGAGATAGGGTCTGTCGGTGCAGCGTCGTCTTTAGTTGGTACGATCTTATCAGCGTTCTTAATCCCGATAGTTTCTATCATCTGCCGGTGTAACTGAGGTAAGTCGTATATCTGCGGGGCTTGCGCGGACATCTGGAGGACTGCTTGGTACTGGACAACCCGCTGTGCCATCGTTGACGCATTGGGGTCGCTCACTGGAATGACTTCCACCATGTCGTAATCAGCGCGGCGTGCGGACACTTCCCCCCGTATCGGTACATAAGCATACTCTTCAGGGGCGTATTCGGCGATTATGCGCTTGAGGAGCTTGAACTCCAGCTTCATAGCGTAATGTACGCGGGCTTGTACCGCGGCCATCGGCTTGAGAGTGCGTTCTAACAGTGCAAGAGTCGTGCCAACGGGGGCATTCGCGGACATATCTGAGATATTCATGTCCGAAATAGCGCCCAAACGACGCCCTTCGTTGGTAATCTTGTCTAATAACGCCAACAACACCTGACTAGGCTCTTTGTAGGGTAGTGGCATGATATTGTCGCGGATCGCTCCGGACGGCACGTCTACATCCTTCCATTCCCCCGGCTCGATCGGCGAATCGTCCCCTTTTACACGTAACCCGCGAGATTTTAAGCCGCCCGGCAGGTTAGATAACGTACCAGCGTCAACTAATTGGCGGATAATCGACGTGCCCGCCTTGGCGTACCCACCAATGATGTGGATAAGCCCAAGTCCGTAGAACCCAAACCCCGGGACGTATACATAATGTACAACATAGTTGTTTTTCTTTGTTGTTAGGTCATCTTCGTCCCAGTTACGACGGATAGCCAGTATTGTATCGCTGGCCACATCCATAGTCACTACATAAGGTTTGGCTATATCGTCTTCCTTTGAGTCACTAAGCCCGTCGATAACAAGATCCGCTTGAGTTTCATATAATGTGTACCGGTCATCGTCATTTATATTGGTACCGCTGTCTTCCGCTTTCTTATCTTCTAGGTCTGTGTGGTATGGTTGCGGGTCGCCAAGGTTTACGTCTGCGTAGAAACCCACTGCTTGCAGCTTCTTGAGTTCATTTTTGGTCTTACGCATGATGTGCGTCACGCGCTCGGCGTTCTCTATAGTAGACGCGCCGTATGGAACGACAACTTCTTCAGCGGGAATATATAGAGCGACCTGTCTGTTCAAAGTGGGGTCGTAATACACCTTCTTAAACGCGGAACCCGCGAGTCCAAGGCTGTACAACATACGTTCATGCTCTGGCCGGTACTCAATCATGTTCTCGGTGAGTTCGTAGTTCATGTCCGCTTTGACGCGTTCCCCTGCTTCTACCTTATCTTTGTTCTCTTCCCCAAGGAGCTTCACCCGTACCGGCCCTGCGGCGGGGAACGTCTCGCTCATGGTCTCAGCTTGGAACCGTATGGCGGCTTCTGCCAACACGTTAGAGTACACTCCACAGGCTCCATCCCACGGATCGGTGCGATCTTCGTACTTGAACCCCAACACGTCTAACCCTTTGGCATATATCTCCATCCAATCTTTGCGGCTTTCAATATCCGCCTGTATAGCCTCGCGCAGGTCGTTCGCTAACGTTGTCTGTTGTTGGCTGTCCAACTGTTTGACTAGATTATCCCCAAACTCTTGCCCCTCAGAAGATTCAGCCTCGGGTACCAACGTGATCTCCATACTGCCGTCATCTAAAGTCACTGATTCTGGGTCTACAATCTCAATCTCTATGCCCGCAGTGTCTATGTCGTCAGGGTCAACTATGCCTTCCGGCGCTTGATATAAACTTTTCTCTATACTCATTATGTTTGCCTTTTAGTAGAATCTCTGGCCCCGGTTGCCTTTAAACCATTGCTGTTCTTCTGGCTCGTCTGTGGGTAGTCGAATGAACCCGCCCTGCCTGAACCGCATGAGCGCCATAACAGTGCTATCAACGAGATCGTCGTTCGACATGAACGGGAATCCTGCGACCTCCTCCACAACTTCTTC